CCACGGCCTATTGACCTTTCAGGCATCGGCGATGCTTATGACGCTCGCGCCAAATTTGATTATGACAGAGCCCGCATTAATCATTTGGCTCGCCAAGATGAAGTTGCATTGCAAAATGAGATGCTTAAACTTAAAGCGGCGCGGACTGCGGAAGCTAATACGGCGGCGTCTAAAGCAGCGGTAAAAAGCGCGTTATCCAATAGCGTTGTTGGATTGCCCGGTGAAGCCGCAGGGCCGTACATGCCTAGCGTTCAACGCGCAACAAACGCGCTTGCATTGCAGGGCCGCACCACCGAAGCCAATACGCTGTCTAATTTTCTTGAGCAACAAGCCAAACAAGACACACAACGAAATCTAGCAAATAAAGCGGCTGGCGAAGTTGATGAATTAACATTAAAAAATGAAGCCTCTATGTCCGCGCAAGCCAAAGACGCGATTGACATGGCTACATCGCCCGATCAACTACGCGAAATGGTTGTTAGGTTACACGCGCCTGACTCAAAATTAGCATCATTTTTTGCGCGTAATGGCATTGACGCAGATACTGCAATTGCTGAATATGATCGTATGGTCGCGTCGGGTATGCCTTTTAAGGACATCCGCCAAATGATGTCGATGGGCGCGGCTAAAACGGTTGAAGCCTTAGACAAACACGCCACCGAAGTTGCAAACCAAGATCAATCAGCTGCTGCTGCCGCCTCGTCAAGGGCCACTACGGCCAACACGGTGGCTACTGGTCAAAGAGCAATAGCAGCGGAAACCGCGCCTATACCTAAAGAAGTTAACCTTGGTGACCGTGTTGTTATGATTGATAGCAACCCGCGTAGTCCAACATTTAATAATCAATTAACGTCGTTAAATATGGGCGCGGCGCCTAAACAAGCGACAACTTTAAATACTCTTATGGCGGAACGCGACGCATTGCCAAATGGTGATTTGCGTAGAGCTGATTACGACGCCATGATAAAAAAAGAAATAACGATTGCGTCATCAACGGGGGTTAGACCGCCATCAGGGTACCGTTACAGCGCCGACGGTCAATCATTGGAGAGGATTCCCGGCGGGCCCGCAGAGGATAAAGCTAACGCCGATAAAGGCACAGAAATATCTCCTGAAGCTCTTGATGTGGCAGCGCATACTTACATTTTAAGTGGAACTTTACCGCCCGGCATGGGTAAAAACGCGACTACAATTCGCACACAAATTATGAACCGCGCTACTGAAATGGCAAATGGTCGTTCGGCGGAACAATTTGCACAAGATATGCGCGTTTACAAAGGCGACACCGCCGCTATGCTCAAAGCGCAAAAAGATTTTGGTACTGGTACGCAAGGTAAAATGGTTGGTTCGTTTAACACCGCCATTGACCATCTTGAAACAGTTACTGAACTTATTAACGGGCTTAAAAATAACGATACTAACGTTATCAATAAGGTTGGTAATTCTATTGCATCGGAATTTGGTGTTGCAGCACCAAAAGAATTTGACGCAGCAAAGAAACTTGTAGCCAACGAAATTACAAAAGCTATTACTGCCAGCGGCGGGGCACTTGCAGACCGCGAAGAAATTGCGGCTACATTAGACCGCGCCAATAGTCCTGAGCAGCTTCAAGGCGTTGTAAATACGTTTCAAAAACTTCTTGGTGGTCAGTTAAAAAGCCTTAAATTGCAATATACCAATATGACCGGCCAAGATGATTTTGATAAAAAATTAACGGATAAAGCTAAAACGGCGTTAACCCGTGCCACAGGCGGCGGCGCGGCAGCGCCTAAAGCTACATCAAGCGGCGTTCCTGTAACTAACTGGGGACAATAAAAATGCCTCGTAACGTTACTATAACTTTTGCTGATGGAACTCAGCATATGTATGCGGGGGTGCCGGACAACGTCGCCCCTGACGCCGTTGAACAACGCGCATTTAAAGAATTTAACAAGCAAGTTACAAAGTTAGACGGCGGTGCTTCCGCTGCATCGGCCGCACCTGAAACTGCAACCGCAAAAGACAACGGTATGCCTACGTCCCGCCCACTTGGCGCGTTGGATGCTGCTTTGAACAGCGGGTACACCAACCTTACTGGCCGCAATTTGCCAGCAGATCTTCAACAAGCCAAAGACATTACATCACTACCGTCTATGTCAGATTTAGGCGGCAATATTGCGCTTCGGGCACAACAAGCTGCTGAAATTGCTCGACAGGGCGGCCAAAGCGCGGTTGAAAATTTTCAAGCCAATCGTCCGGCTAGCGCAGTTCTTGGTGCGGGGCAACAATTGCTTGGTGGTATGGGCGTTCTTTTTTCACCTGTTAGCGGTGCAATTAAAACCTATATCGGTGATCCGTTAGACCGCACACTTGGGTACGGCACCGGCGAAAAAGCCAACATGATTGCCGAAACCGTATTAGCGCCCGAAGCAGCGGCTGTGGTTGGGCGGGGCGCGGAAATGACGGCTAACCTTGGCGGTCGTGCGTTCAACGCCGCTCAAAACAATATTTTTACAGGCATGGGGCTCAACAAATTAAGCAAAGCGGTTGGCAATACCGGCCCCGATTTGTTGAATGCCTTGCGCCGCAATCGTGAATTGGTAGGCGTCGAGTCCGGTCCTCAAGCTATGGCAGGCGAACGTAATGTTGCTGTATCTAAAATGGCCGCGCCATACGAGCGCGAATTGCCACAAGTCTACGAAGACATTGCTACGAAAAAAGCTGAGTTGCTTAAAGGCCAAGCCGCTCGCGCCGAAGCCTCAATGACAAGCGACGCGCAAAAAATAGCATCTGATATTGCTGCGCCCGATGTACAAAAAGTGGGCGACAATCTTATTAATATCGCTGAAAAAGAAAAGAAACTTTCGCGAAAGAATGTTATTGGCCCTAAGTTTGAAGCAGCCGAAACTTCTGGTGGAGGTGTGGGGACGGACATTTCTGGCTTGCTTAATAAAGCCAGTGAACTTGTTGATACAATAGATCCAAAAGCGGCAGAGGTTTTGTCGCGCAGATTAGCTAAATTTAAAGGTGAAACAACAACGCCTGAATTTATAGGGCCAGGCGGCGCTACATATAAAGGTAAATCTGTTACCGCAGCCCCTACAGCTACGTTGGAAGACATTGGTGATATTAGATCAGCAATTAACAATGCTGCGGCTAAAGCTCTATCCGAAGGGGCGGATACCGATTTTAAACGTCTTATGGAACTGCATAACGAAGTTACAAACGCAGTTAAGAATAGTTCAACACTTTCTCAAAAAACAAAAGATCTTTATTTTGACGCGGTAGAAACCTATAGAACTGAACACGCCACACGGTTTAAAACTGGCCTTCAAGTTAATCTTTTTAAAATTCGTGACGGCAAAAACGCTATTACACCATCTAATGTTATTGATAAATTTTTTAAAAATGCTGACACTACGGATGATTTTGTGGCGTTGTTTGGCAAAAACCCTGAAGCAATGAACGAAGCTCAACAAGGAATGGAAGGTCTTTACCGCAATAAAGTTATTAAAGATGGCGTGATTGACCAAGCCGCGCACGATGCGTTTATGAAAAGGTACGGCGCGCAAATTGATAAACTTGATGCTACTGGGTTAAACATCCGTAGTAAATTAGATACCGTTGTTGCCGACACTAAAACAGCGTTAGCACCTAAAGCTACTATTGAAGAAGTTAAGAAAGCTGGCGGAGACACGACGCTTCCTAGCGGCGCAAAAACCACTGAAATAATGTCGGACGTAAATGACGCGCTGCAAAAATTACCTGAAGCCGACATTGACGCGGTCGCTGAAATTGCTCGTCGTGCCAGAGCATATGCAGACATTAAATCGCCAGGAACGCCAATAAGCGAAGTTAACAAACCACAATTTTTAAGCACAGCTAAACGGGCGGTGTCGGAAATTTACGCGGCATTAGCGCAAAAACTTGGTGACCGCCAAGCGTTACGCATTAGCGAACTTTTCTCTACACCCGAAGGTACACAGGCGTTTATTGAACAAGCATTAAAACATAAGGCAACGCAAGCGGGCCGCATTGTGACCGGCGGAAATTTTAATACCCCATATTCAAGCGTACTTGGCCTTAACGCGCTTGCGCCTCAACGTACCAACCAGAACGAACTGAGGCGCTAATGGATACGCAATCGCTTATTAACTTGGCCGGTGGGGCTGCGCTGACGGCGCTTGGTTGGTTTGCTCGCGAGGTGTGGGGCGCTGTTAGCGAACTGCGGCGGGATCTGCATCAGATCGAAGTGGATATGCCTAAAGAATACGTCCAGAAGATCGACCTCGACAAGCGGATGACACACATCGAGGATATGTTCCAGCGCATCTACGACAAACTGGATGGTAAGGCAGATAAATAATGGACCCGTTTACGCTAATTGCTGGCGCTACCGCTATTTACAACGGTATTAAGTCGGCTGTTGGCGCAGGCGAAGACGCGCTCAAAACGGCAGAGCGCGTCGGTAATCTGTTCAGCAAAGTCGCGCAGATCACGCAGTTAGCGTCTGCACCGCGTAAGAAGGGACTATTCCAGAGCCAAGGCGAGTTTGAGGCCCATGCGGTCAAGCTCTACGCCGTCAAGGCTAAAGCCCAAGAGATGCAGCTAGAGACGCGCAACCTCTTCATTGGCACTTACGGTCGGCCAGCATGGGATAATATTCAACGCGAAGTGATCGAGATGCGTAAGCAGGCAGCGCGTGAAGTGGCAGCGGCGTTAAAACAACAAGAAGAGAACCGCAAAGACGCCCTAATGGCGGGCGGGATTGTATTGTTTCTTATTTTAGGAATGGCCGTAATAGGTATATCTATTATGTTAACAACGGGGAAATAACATGGATCATTTTGATTTTTCTAAAATTATTAACATGGTGTTCCCGATTGTCATTGCTGCAATTGGTTGGCTTTTGTCGCAGATCACCACGCTAAACACCAAGGTTCAAGAAGTAGAAGGCAAGATGCCTATGCTAATTACGGCTCAAGGTATTCCAACAGATAGTCCAATTTCTGCTGAAGCTCGTTATAGGCTGCGTGATGAATTGACGAAGCAGATCAACGAGTTGGTTGTTAGGGTTCGCATCCTTGAAAAAATAACGGAAGGGAAATAACATGGATTTTCTTAAAGCCTTTGGCCCTTTGTTGGGTTCAGTTGCGCCTACCATCGCTACAGCCCTTGGTGGCCCAGTCGCAGGCATGGCGGTCAAAGCACTGTCCGGCGCGTTGTTTGGCCATGAAGACGGCACCGACGAGGACATCCAAGCAGCCCTCGCTAATCCTACGGGCGACCAATTGGCTGCACTAAAAAAGATCGACGCAGACTTTAAAGTCCAGATGAAATCTTTGGATATTGATCTGGAGCGCATTGCAGCCGGTGATCGGGATAGCGCACGGACTATGGCTATAGCAACCCATGACTGGATTCCCCGCGTTTTGGCCGTTGGCGTTACGCTAGGGTTTTTCGGGATTATTGCATACATCCTTACATTTGGCCTTCCAGCATCCGGCGGTGAGGCTCTTTTGCTGCTTATTGGTACGCTTGGCTCTGCGTGGACAGGCGTAATGGCATTTTACTTTGGCAGCAGCGCAGGTTCTAAAGCTAAAACTGACGCACTCAACGCTTCTTTGGGGAAATAACGTGAAAGAAAACTTTGAAAAGTGCTTTGCTCTCGTTATCAAGAATGAAGGGGGCTATGTGGATAATCCAAAAGACCCCGGTGGGGCTACTAACCTTGGCTGCACCAAAAAGGTGTGGGAGGAATGGATAGGCCATGAAGTCACCAAAGACGACATTAGGGCGTTAACCCATGCAGACGTAATGCCGTTGTATAAGAAACGCTACTGGGATGCCGTCAAAGGTGATAATCTCCCAGACGGGGTAGATTATGCAGTCTTTGATCTTGCGATCAATTCGGGGCCAGGTAAGGCAGCAAAGACCTTGCAGTCGGTTCTTGGTGCCAATCCAGACGGACAAATCGGACCCGCCACGCTTCGCACTCTTGAAGCGGCAGACCCTCGTGATGTTGCAACGAAAGTATGTGAAGCCCGACTAGCGTTCTTGCAGGGGCTAGCTACGTTTGCAACCTTCGGCAAAGGCTGGACCCGCCGTGTAGCAGAAGTGCAGGCGGCAGCTAAAGACATGACGGCGCAGCTAGAGCTACCGCTATAGCCTGATAGCGTCCTCAAGCAGATCATGCCGCTCACGCGCTGTCCTGACGATGCTATACCTTTGGTGTAGCCTCTTTAGAACTGACAAACGTCGTGCTGTCTGACGCTCGCTCTCTATCAGTAACAAGAGCTCGCTTTCGGTGTAGGTGCATAGCCTGTCGTTTAAGGTCCGCCAGTTTAGCTTCTTCGTATCCAAGTCTGCTCTCCAATCCTTGTACCTCGCTCTTGGCGCGAAGTATTGCTCTTTGAACCGATAGCAGA